ACCGATCTGTAGGTGTCCTCATCCACGTCCTGAAGCGTGATCTCGGATTGGATGAGGACACCTACAGATCGGTCCTCTACAACGTCGCCGGTGGGACGAGCTGCAGCCACCTTGATGAGGAGAACCTAAACCTTGTCTACCTCGCGTTCAAGAAGATGCGAGACAACCAGGAAGTGAATTCTCCGGCGCAGAAAAACCCGGACCAGCATCGCATGATCGCCAGGCTCGGTTACATCCTCAAATGGGATTGGAACGACATTGCACATTTCTGTCAGCGCGAGGTGAAGAAACAATCGACGAAAACCTGCAATCCAGCAGAGTTATCGAAAGTCATTCGCGGCATGATCGGCGTCATTGACTACAGAGTCAAGTGCGGCGTCCTCATGATGAATCATACCGAGTGTTTCGATTACGAGCGTCACGTGAAACGCCATCGTGCCGGCAATCCTACGCAATGCAACCGAAAGGAAACTCTATGAGACCGACCCTATTTCTATGCTTGATTTTAATCCTCGCTTCCTGCGCCGTCGACCCGAAGATCCCTGCCACGCCAGGATTCTCAAAATCTACTTCGACATCGAGACAAATAATCGTCGATGCGAGAGAGCCCATCGTGTCAGTACAAATCACGGTCAAGACAACCAGCCGCGCATCGTTGCAATGGCACGAGATCGACGGCTGGCTGGAGAAATACAGCACGCCGAGTGATACGGAACTCTATGCCATCGCAATGGACTTGCAGTTCAACGGCATCGCGGGGAGATTCATCCTCTGTGACGTCATCGGCGACGGTGATCTCGCCCAGCCGAGCTTTTGCGTCAACAAGAACTGCGATAGTGCCAACGCGGACATAATGATCGCGACGAATGAGTAAGAGCGAAACAATCCTCTGGCAATCCAGGCGTTTCCTGCGGCTCGCGCTCACGGCAGAACATCTCAGCGTGCTGAAGGATACGTACCGGCTTATCAAGCACTTCGAGCCGGAAATGCGGAGAGCTGAAGCGTGGGTATTTGCGAATCAACACCGAATGCCGAAGAAGAACTGGAAGAATTTCATCAACAACTGGATGCGCATCGCCGAGGAGAAAATAAGGGAGAGGCAAGATGCTGCCGCCGCGCGAGGTCAATTTCAGATTCACTCTGATCGTCGCTGGTCTGGTGATGCGGTTCCCCTCGGACAAATTTTGCAAACCTCGAAGAAGAAAGGAGAACAATCATGACTTGGGCATCGCTTTGGCTCATCGTCGTCAGCATCATCCTCGTAATCTGGCATCAACTCACCAGGCGCAACAAATCTCTCGCCGATGGCGATCAGCAACTCGAGATCGCAATGCTTCGAAAAGCGCGACTGATGTTTCCTGGGGAGGACGACATCGAGGCGCTCGACTCTCTCTATCGGCACATCTTCCGCATGATACTCCTCGCCCAAAAGGAAGGCAAGGACTGGGAGGGACTGAAGCGGGAATCCATCGCGATCTTCAATGCCAAGAATCGCGCAATTATCGAGGCCGTCAGGTTTGAAGAAAGATATACCACGCCCCACGCAAAAGGGCATACCGTCATTCCATTTTCAAGGAGTTAATTGTATGGCAAAGAAAATAACAACGCTCAAGAGTTTCGATGAGGTCGACCAATTCCTGCTAGCCCTCGGCCGGGGCGAGGTATTTCTCCAGAAGCGCGAGGCGGAGATGAACGAGAAAATTCAGATGCTTCGCGACGGCTTTGACCGGGAGACCAGCGACACGCGATCCAAGGTTAAGCTTCTCCAGGATGAGATCGAGACCTTTTGCATCCTCCACAAGGATGAGTTCGAGAAATCCAGGAGCAAGAAACTTGTGCACGGCGGCGTCGGATTTCGGACTGGGAATCCAACCGTCGGTCCCTTGAACAGGAAATACAATCTAAATACTATCATCGAGCTTTTGAAGAAGCTTGGACTGGCCAAGAAATACATCCGCACAAAGGAAGAACTCGACAAAGAGTCGGTCATCGCGGACTACGCTGGGAAGGAACTCTCGGACGATAAGCTTGCCGCTGCAGGCCTGAAGATCGACCAAAAAGAATCCTTCAATATCGACATTGCCTGGGATAGCATCCATGATTGACTTTCGCGCGAAGTTCGCCCGGCAGCATCTGGACTATCTCACGGCCCGGGTCCAAACGCTCAATGACTGGGAGCGAGCCTTCGTGGCAACGATGGGCCATATCCGTGACCTCGGCACGCTCAGCGTACCGCAGTACAACAAGTTGAAGCAAATCTACGACGAGCATCAGAAACAAACGGCGAGCGGTGCAAACCACATTACATTCGCCCAAAGGCAGGGGAGTTTTGCGTGACGGCCGAAGAGCTGATGTGGAAAATCTACGACGCAATCAATTTCATTACACGTCCCCTCGCCATCCCGAAGCGAGTTGTCGTAGAAGCAGCCGAGGCGGCAGCAAGGGTCATCAGACAATACATAAACGATTATCAAAGCGACCATGAGAAAGAAAATTTGGACACCCGAGCGAATTCTTCAAGAGATCAGGGACCAGGAGCGGAAACTCGGAAGGGTCCCGAAGCTTAAGGACGTTCCAAGTTCACTCAATCTCTTAAGCCGGCAGGCCTTCGGTTCATGGGATAAAGCCGTCGAACTTGCAATCTCGAAACCGTCCCACAGTCACAGATGGACAAACGATGAGATACTGCAGACCCTCAGATCGCTTCATTCCCGGTTTGGTCGCTTTGCGACTGAAAAGGACCTTGACGGCGTTCGCACAAGTCTTCAGACGAGGATTTGCAGGACGTTCGGCACATTGAACAAAGCAAATGAGATCGCGATTGGTAACAGTGCTCGCATCGAGGCGCTCCGGGTGCTGAATGAGCTGACGCCGCCGGGATGCGACAATGCGACAACGCAGGAAGTCAGATTTCACCTTGGAAAAAAGGGACTCCAACTCTCCGGCCAGATGGTCGGGCAATCTCTGAAGCAAGCCAGGGATGACGGCTATGTCATCACCGGCAAATATGATCGGACGACCTGGTGGAAACTCACGCAAAAGGGAAGAGAGTTTTTGAATGAACACCGAGCGTAGCAACCGATCACCGATCGGCGCTCGCCAGAAGCCATGCGCGCCTTTTCACCACAAGGTGGTGGACTTGAACGACCCGAACTTCCCCTCCGGTTGCGTCTGCACGATATGCGGAGAAGTATTCGAACGGACCATCGAGATCAGGCTCAAGGGCATCAGATTTGTGGAGGAGCCGGATGAGCTACATGCAAAAGCCTCATGAATGCGTGCCCAGCTTGCATTGCTGGGTTCCACTCATCGAAGGCGATAGAACTATCGGACTTGTTTGTACAACGTGTGACAAGATCGTCCGGGACGATTCAGCCGTCAGTGGCTTAGTCATCAACGAAAGTGGAATCCTGAAGGATGAAAAGAAAAATCAATAACCCATTCAAAACCTGGAAGCCTGCGCGTTTCAACGCGGGAAAGAAAGTTGTCATCCGTCAGGCCGGAAAGCGCTTCGTCAACCTCACTCGCTGGCTTCCGACAAAAGTCCAAACGTCGAAGGGCCCTGTCGTCCTCGAAGACGACTTCTCGATTATCACTGCCCGTCTGCGCCAGGACGGCATCGGATTCGTCATCAAAGAAAACGCGTCTAATCAACGCGCACTCTTCGTGGAGATGCGGTGAGTTATAAGAAGAATACATTGCGGCGAGATCTCATCAATCGTTTCGGCCAGGAAGCCGGCCTTCCCTTGTTTGTATCAGCACAAAGAGAATCTGCTATGGTTCCCAAGCACATCGAGAAACGTCTCGCCTCGGCGCCGAAAGCCATGTTCCTCGCCACCGACACTCGCAAGCTTGCCGAGGCGACCGTGAAGGTCGACGAGATGAAACTGGCAGAGAAGCAGCAGGCGGTTTACGATTGCATCCTCGAATATGGCCCGGCCACCAACACGGAGATTGCATGGTACCTTGGCTGGGCAATCAACCGCGTCGTCGGTCGCACGTTCGAGTTGCGCGAGATGGGCCTCGTCGTGCCAGCGGGAAAGCGGGCATGTAGAAGAACAGGAATGGTCGCACACACATGGACGGCAAAATGAAAGCCATCACTCTCCATCAGCCCTGGGCAAGCCTCGTCGCATTCGGAGAAAAGAAGATCGAAACGCGAAGTTGGTCGACGCGATACCGGGGTGAGTTGTTAATCCATGCCGCGCAACGCATCAACCCTGAATGCAAACAGCTTGTCGCTTTCGATCCCGCATTCCGATATGCGCTCGCTGAACATGGGATCAATTCCTGGACGGACCTCCCGACGGGGAAAATTCTTTGCATCGTAAAGTTGACCCATATAGCCCCGACCGAGCAATACGCGTGGAGCAATAAAGAGGAAATGTTCGGGGACTTCCGGCCTGGACGGTACGCCTGGATTTTCGCGGATGACATCGTCGTCTTCGACGAACCGATACCCGCCAAAGGGAACAGAAGATTGTGGTCATACACGAGCCTGAAGGAGAAAAAGTGATCCGTTCTCTTTTGGGTTTCCTCATTCATCACGGCAATACCGACCCTCTAGATAAGGATGCGTTCTACCGGATCAAGGACAAAATCCTCCGTCGGTGGGGAACTGTCGTCGGCTTCGATGTGCAACATCTTCCCGGCATGAAGTGCAACTGCTGTAGAAACGGGTATCATTGGCATTGGATTTATGACTGGGGTGCATACGGATGGGAGAAATGTTGGCATTGCGGCGGCACATCTTGGTACAAACAGGAACGATGGATCTTACTTTTACGGTATCGCCTCGGCAACCACGACCTCCACCGTCCCGTCTCATTCCTCAAAGGTGAATGGAGCAACAAACCTTCGTCACTGTTGGCAGGACGATTCATCGAGGGCTTCATCAACCACTCCAATAGCCCTCACCACTTGAACAGGGAATGCGCGCTGTGGCTTTTTCTTTTTTACGACCGGTCAGCGTTTAAGAAACTCATAACACAGCGTATTGGCTGCGACAACATACGAACGCCTTTCGTATTCTATCAAGATTTCAGCTACCGACGTTGGCGGGACTTATATGGTCATCGGCCCTATTGGGAATTCGATGCCGATTAAGTCAGAAAAAAGAAATTTGTATCCGAAAGATTGGCCAACAATCCACGCGCGTATGCTCGGCCGCGCGCACGACCGGTGTGAGTGTTTCGGCGAGTGCGGCCAGCACATCGGGTTCCGATGCAACGCCGACGATCGCACATATGGATACTGGGCGACTCCTGGATCTTTTGAAGCAATCTTGTCTCTTGCCGATGATCCTTTCGAGAGGCGAAAGCCGATCACGATAATATTGACAATTGCACATCTCTGTCACGACGAAACTTGTGCTGATGAATCGCATTTGAGAGCGATGTGCCAACGGTGTCACAACGGATTGGACTGGCCGTTCCGTCGGATCCATGGGCGAGAGACACGGAGAAACAAGAAAGCCGTAGGAGATCTTTTTGAGGAAGTGAATGCCCTGCGGTGACGAATCAAAATTCCAGCAGCTCTTGAATCTACTCGTGAAGATCGAAAAATCTCCCCGACATATCGGATTGGAGATTTGCTGGAACGGCAAGAAATGGAAATGGCGCGCAATCGTCGGCGGCCTCGATGCGAGCGAGTGGATTCCGCATGATCAATTGCCGCCCAGGAATATGAGAGAGGGTTGAGTCGCTAATTGCGTGCGTTGACTTGCGCGTAGAAAAGTTGTAAATTATACTAGCCACGGACTTCAGTCCGTGGTAGTAGTAGGGTTATCGAAATTCGAGCCCCGTGGTACGACAGGACTCTGTCCTGTCGACAGCCGCGGGGTTTTCTATTTTGGGGTTACCTATGGCACGCAGCATCGATAGATTAACGGCTCGACGATTGTATGTCGAGGAGGGGAAAACGATCGAGCAGATTTCTGTCTCCATCAATGTCCCCAGGGCAACGTTGTACCGCTGGAAAGATGAGGAGGGCTGGGACAAAGATCGCGAGATGCTCCACACCACGAGCCTCTCCGCACTCCGCAGCACTTATTTGCTTGCGGTCAGACAACTCGAAGAGATGGTTACTGCCGGCAAAATCGATGCACGCCAGGCGGATGCATTTAACAAGATTATTTCCGGAGCGAAGCGTCTCTCCAGTACAATAGACAAACGAGCGAATATTCTTGACGGATTCGAAGAGTTCGTCTCGTTCATGGAGCAATTTCATTCCGACGCTCTCAAAGAGATGGTGGAATTCATTATTGAGTTCCGGACCTACGCCAAAAACAAATTCCCCGCCTGATGCCGAAGATTACAGACAGGGCTTGGGACCAACGTTGGAACGATCTCCTTGGTCGGATCGCCGCTAAAGCGACGGCGTTCACGGACGATAGCACGGAGCGGCGCATCGCGCGCGTAAAGCGAGCCACGACTGACAAGTTCTTCTTCGCAGCTTCATATTTTCCTCACTATATCGAGCTTGCCGACGAGATCTCAGTCCTCGAGTCCGGAAAACGCATTACGATCCCGAGCAAGGACGTCTGGAAGCATCCGGATGCCGAAATCGATTGGGTAACTGCCGGCTTCGGTGAATGTCATCTCCAGTTCTGGCAGCTCATTCAGCTTCGAAACAAATTCAGAATTCTTGCCGCGTTCCGTGAGTCCGCGAAGGACACGTTAATAGGAAAAATAGATGCGCTTCACAAGCTCCACGCCAAGCTCGATCCGAAGTCTCCAGCCGGCGGCGCGTGGTACGTGCAAGTTGTCGCAGAGACCGATGACGTCGCGGAGACAAAGACTATTCCGCTCAAGCTTGAGATCGAGAGCAACGAGCGCCTGAAGAACGACTTCGGCGATATTCGTGGATCGGTCAAATGGGAGATGGGCGAGTTCATCACAAAAGACGGGCGCAAGGTCCACGCCCTCGGTCTCGATCAGTATCCGCGTGGCCTGGAAAACTTCGGCCACCGGGGCGATTGGATCATGCTGAACGACATCGAGGATCCCCTTAAATCATTCAACCCCGCTCTCTGCAATCTGGCCGTTGACCGTATCAAAGGAAGCATCCTCGAATCAGTCAACTCCACTCGCTGGGGCGGCGTCATGCTCGGCAATTATGTTTCGAAACAATCGATCCTTCATCACCTGCTCACCGATAAACACACCGAGCACTTCGAAAAAGTCATCATCCGGCTGCTCGTCCCGAACGAGAAGAAGACTGCGGAGGAGAAGCAGGTCGCGAAGGACTGCCGCAAAGCTGGCTTCGATGACAATCTGAAATCGAATTGGGAATTTCGCCATCCGACCCTGAAGGCTCTGCGACAGCGAAAGGACGATCCCGATACGTTTAACCGCGAGAAGCAGATGATGCCAACTGACCGGCAAGGACGCAAATATCGGGATACCGATTTCAAATTCTACCACAAGTCCGATCTGCTGAATCGTCATCTTATGCATTGGACGTACATCGATCCGAGCGTGGACGATGCAGGGGACTATAAGGCTATTATTACGATCGCGATTCCTTACAGAGAGGAAAAGCTTCAGATGTTTCTCCGAGATGCTTGGATTCGCCAGGCTACGATTGATGAGATGATCGAAGAGACTGCGAGACAACACGAGCGCTGGCATTGCAAGGTTATCGGACTCGAGGAAATCGGAGCATTCAAGCTTTTGGAGCGTGACTACCATCACTATATGGATAAAAACAAGCTGCGTCTTCCGATTCAACCGGTCACCAATATAACAAAGAGCAAGGCTGCTCGGATCGAATCGCTCGTAACAACCATCAGGCCTGGCATTTTGCTCTTCGACCTCGACCAGGGCGACCAGGAATTACTCATTGAGCAATTCAAGGCATTTCCTTCACAGACGCCGGTCTCAAAAGGCGGAGTCGGCGATGATGGTCCCGATGCAGCAGAAGGATGTATGGAGCTAACCGAAGCATTCCCGGCAGGCGTGACCGCTGACTATCAAACTATCGAGAAGCGCATGGCCTCGTTTGGAAAAGGAGCGTACTAAAAATGACGCGACTGACACAGAGAATTCGCTACCGCTGGTTTCTTCATCTGATAAAGTCGCGGAGACGGCACGGGCGTCTAAAGCGGATCATGAAAGCTCTGTGTGTTGCGTTCCTCGGCATCTTCAAATGTATTCAGCGAGTCAAGGTCGGCACGACTGAAACGGAAGTTACAGAGAGGGGCAAAGTTCACCTTAATATGCCCTGGAAATTTGCTAGACTGCTTACTCCGATTTTCGACATTCGTGTAGGCGGCCGAGACGGGCATCCGGTCATTAACCTGAAGAAAAGGAGGAACCGTGGGTAAGCTAATAAGCGCAGTTCTAAAGATATACCAAAAACTTTTCGTCCCAGCGACGGGCCAGTCGACGTCTTCTCCGGCGAAAATGACTACTGTGCTGAAATATATCGCCGTTATCGTTGTCTGTTACACACTTATCCTAACCGTTTTCGAGGTCAGGGGATTCCTGACAAATTTTGGCAAGACAAATTCCGTCAAGTTCCATTCCGTCGAGACACCCAAGGATACGAACTTCACATCGGTAACGCGTCAATCGTATAGACCTCCATCATTGCCATTTTCGAAAAAGAAACTTCCGTCGAAGTTGCCGCAGGGCGTGAGCGAGCAGGACGTGAAGAACGTGATTTCCATAACAATCCACGACGTCCCACATGAGCCGCCGAAGCAAATTGATATTGTCCAAACAAAGAATGACGAATTTTTCGTGCTCAAGGATTCATCTATCTCCGGCGTGACCGTGACGACCGTTGAGCCGCGAATCTTCGCCGCCCATATGGCATTCGGTCTCGGAATAACAATGGACATCGGTAGGATAGGACTCCGTCCTGCCCCCGGCATTGTCCTGCCCAGTGTCGTCGTTTCTATCTTCCAATGGTCCGGATGGCTTCACGCTCCAGATCTTATAGCCGACCTTGACGGCGTCGGCGTTGGCGCACAAGCGAGAGTCTACCATCGCATCTTTCTCGGCGTCGTGCGGACATGGAGTTACGGTATGACCGGCGCTGAAATCAAAGCAACGCTTTCCTTTATGTCTAATTGAGGTGTTTATGTTCGATAAATTAAAGACTCGTATTGCTCTCAAACTTCTCACGGGAGAAAAATCGGAAATCCCAATGGACCATATCGAGGTGGTCCCTTGGATGAACAAATATTCCGCTTATCCTTCTGTCGGCATTACGCCCGAGCGGATCACCTCCATTTTTAAACAGGCCGACCTCGGATACACCCGAGAGCAAACGGACCTGTACGAAGAGATGCTGGAGAAAGACCTCTATCTCTTCGGACTGATCAATCAGCGAATACAATCGATTGCACGCCGTCAGTTCCAAATTGTTCCCGCGAATGAATCGCCGGAAGCGAAGAACCGGATGGAGTTTGCTAAAGACGTCGTGGAGGGGATCAGAGAACTCCGGCAGTCCATAAAAGATGTGTTCGCCGCGATCGGTTACGGAGCGACTTATCAACAAATTAACTGGAAACTGGACGGCAACGGTGCCTACATTGATTCATTGGAATGGACGCACGGGAGGAACTTTCGTTGGGGAAAGGCAAGCGATCCTAATGATAATTTACGCATTCCGCGGCGCTACACCTACGGCAACCTCATCGATGGAGTGGAACTTGAGCAGTACAAATGGCTCGTCTCGGTTATGCGCGCGCGAAGCGGACATCCGGCCCGAGCAGCTCTCCTAAGAACGTGCGCGTGGCTGTGGTTTTTTAAAAATATCGACTTCAAATCCTGGGTGATTTTTTGTGAGTTGTATGGAATCCCGGTCAGGATCGGGAAGTACAAAATCAATGCTTCGGAGGAAGACAAAGAGGTTATCAGACGGGCAGTACAGCAACTTGGAGTTGACGCATCAGCAGTAATCTCAGAGCTGACGGACATCGAATTCAAGGAGACGTCTCAAAAGTCGGGAGCCGTTGACGTCTTCGAAAAATTGCGGGATACGTGCAATAAAGAATATGCGGTGGGAATCCTTGGGCATGAATCCGGCTCGTCCGGAACTCCCGGGAAACTTGGCAAAGAAGACATGGCTGAAGATGTCCGGTTCGATCTCGTCGAAAGCGATGCAGAGATGGGCAACGAGATAATGGAGGAACAAATCCTCGATCCAATTTGCGATCTCAACCTCGGACCGGATCCCAAGAACAATCCTCGCTGGTTATTCACAATTGAACCCGAAAGAAATCGGAAGGAGGAAGCGGAGGTCGTAGATTACGCACGGAATCGGATTCGAATATCTCTTAAAACCGCGGAAGTTTACAGTCGCCTGGGCTTCTCGCAACCCGATCCAAGCGATGAGAATGTTCTTTTGCCTGCGTCTGCTCCGCCCCAATCAACGACGAGTGGGCAGTCGACATTCAAGGCCGTCTCTCCGGTCGAACGAATTCTGATGAAAGATCGCCGTTGAACGAGTCCCAGGATTGGTCTGATAACCACTACGTCGAGGCCTTACATTCGATCGTTGACGAGGCAATAAGCGGATCTCAAAAGCTTTTTAAACCCCTCTTAGATCGCATTCAAAACGTCATCGGAACGTCTGAGGATTATGCTACAGCAAAAGACCGCATCAATCAAGATTTGCTCGACCGTGAGTTTATTCGGTCGTTCGGTCAGTACCTCTACGATTCACACGTAGCTGCAGATGGACTCGGCAGAAGCTTCATCGTCCGGAAGGATGCTCATTTTAGTCGACTCCATAAGCGGGCATCAGCTAAGCACCGCTATGGCAAGCTCTTTGTGCGAGATAATGGAATGAACTGGTATCAATGCACCGACCATGTCGACATTTCCTTCGACCTGATTCCCCAGGAAGCGTTGGACTATATGCGAGAAAAGTCTTTTTGGATTTCAGGCATCAAGAATCAGGATTTGCTTGACGCCATCCAGGAGAAACTCTCCAATGCGATCCGAGACGGGACTGGATACAAAGATTTTGTCAAAGCGGTACACGACACAATAGATTCTCTGGGATACAGCGGCCCGATGCCCTATCGGTTAGATACTCTGTTTAGGACTAATCTTTTCGGAGCCTACTCTATGGGGCAACTCGATCAGGTCGAGCAGATGAAGGATCGCTTCCCGTTATGGCGCTATCATGCTATCAAGGATAATCGAACCCGTCCGATGCACCGAGACCTGGACGGGCTGGTTTTTCATATAGGAGAGGGACCATTTCCACCGATTGATTTTAATTGTCGTTGCGTTGGACAATTCATCCACGAGCTGGAAACGGAGGGGATTACGCGGATAGTATCATCCGACGGCGCTAACTCAATTATGCAGCACAATCAAATCATCCGTTTCGATCAACGCTCAGCCTTCGACAAGTGGATAGGATCAAAAAAGGCTGGTCTGGATCCGTCAATCCTGTCCGCGGTCGAAAATGAGATAAAGTGACATATTGTCAGCGGCTGAAAAATGAAAAGTGCTCAATTCACGCTGCATTCGTTGTGACCTAGTCCATAAGGAGGTCACTGAGGTCACAATCAATGTGTCGATTGCGTTAGAATTTCGGAGGCGACTCTCAAATAACGTTAGAATGAGGTCACATTTTTCTCACTTTTCTCTTACAATTCTCAAATAACTCGGCAAGCGCGTTTTCTGTAACGTGTTATCAGACAATGACTTCTATCATTGACGCGACTCCGAGTTATCTTACTCCCCTACAATACAGTAAAGAAACTCTTTACAGTTGTAACTTCACATGGCTTCATGGATATTATACGTATGAGCCAGGACGCGATGAGCTTTCATGGGTTATACAGCCGGTATGCAAAGGATGTTTATCGGTTCTCCTTTTGGCTGACAGGGAATGCGGACGAGGCGAAGGATATAACCTCCGAGACTTTTGTGCGTATCTGGACATCAACTACAGAAACCCGCGTTGAATCTGTGAAGGCATATCTCTTTACCATAGCGAGGAATTTGTACCTGCAAAACAAGCGAAGAAAGAAGAGGTTTGCCCCCCTCGCAGAAGAAATGCGAGACATGGCAATGCAACCTGACCAAGTTACAGAGATTCGATCCGATCTCGATCAGGTGTTGAAAGCGCTTGGGACCCTTCCGGATATTGACCGGGCAGTACTCATCATGCGGGCAGAAGAAGAAATGAGTACTGC